TGCCAGTAAGGTAGATGTCCTGAGCACCATAAGCTACTAATTGCATTAATCCTCCTCCCATTATGTTTATACATTAGCATAGAAAAAAATATAGGAGAAATTAATGTCCATAGAAATATTTTAATTACATATACATATGCGATGGCGGAGCACCAGTAAAATTCTGTTTAAGGAAATTATCTATATCATCTCTTTTAATAGTATAAGGTAATTTAAAATCTTTTATCTTAAAATTTAAATCAACATTTTCTGTTTCGCCTGTTAAATAATAAATATTAATTTTACTAATAATATTTTCTATACATCTTTTTAAATTACGAACACCTTCTTCTTTTTCAGTATATTTACTAATAATATATTCAAGAATTTCATCAGTAATAATAATTTCCTCTCGTTTAAATAAATATGTTTCATATAATTCGGGTAATATATATTCACTACAAATTTTAATTTTTTCTTTAGTATTATATCCTTTAGTATTAATTACATACATTCTGTCTTTTAGAATTCTATTAATTTTAGATTCATCATTAAATGAAAATATAAATAATACTTTAGAAAGATCAATATTAATTCCTGGATAATAATTATCCTGAAATAATGAATTTTGTGATGGATCTGTCAGATGTGTCAACATATGAATAATTTCTTCTCCTTTATGTGTGTCACTCACTTTATCTAATTCATCAAAATAGATTACAGGATTCATACATTTACTCTGCATAATGATATCAAGAATTCTTCCCCAATGAGAACCTTCATATGTATATGAATGACCCTCAAATAGAGATGAATCTGATTGACCACCAAGAGCTATAAAATGAAATGGACGACCAATTGCTTTAGAAATTCCATCTTTAACTAATGTTGTTTTGCCGTTACCCATAGGACCTTGTAATGCTAATACATTACCTTGAGATAGAGGATTCTTAATCCATTTACCTATTACTTGGAGGATATGTGTTTTAGCATCTAGATGTCCATAAATAGAATTATCTAGAATTTTTTTAGTATTTAATATAAAATCTCTTTTTTCATCTAGTGAATTTTCATTTGTTACAGGTAAAGATACAAATTTATTAAATGGTACTGATATAAGACCATTAATCCATGTATCCATTTTAGAATATTCACCCGATGAAACATCCATTTCTGATAATTTTTCTATATTTCTTACAGCAATTGCTTTAGTATTAATATCCATATCAGAATTTAGAATTTTAAATTTTAAAGGCATATGTAAATCATTAATTTCATTAACTTTTTTAATCTCTTCTAATAATTTTTCTTTTTTCACAGGTTCAAGTTTGTGAAAATAATTAATATTTTCATCTTCATCAAACTCAAGATTATCTTCTATTTCCATATATTGTTCATCTAATTCATCATAATCAGATACATCTGAATCTGATTCATCTTCTTCACCATCATTACTTTCATCATTATTTTCATCACTAATTTCTTCACTTACTTCATCACTATCTTCATTAAGATCTTTATCTACTTCTTCATTATCATCATTATCATCATCAGTTGAATCTTTAATATTATTAGATGATTTAAGAATTAATAAATTTTGTAATGGATTAGTTTGTCTATAATGTTGCTCCATCATTATTTTAATAAAATCTGATAAACTGATTTTAGTATTTTTCTTTTTCTTATTTCTTTTTTTTCTAATTTTTTTATCATAACTGTAATCAATCAAACCTTTAATATTACCATGTTCATCAATATCTTCTTCTTCATCTATATCCATATTGTCTGGTGGTGGGTCATTAATAGGAATATCAAATTGTTCTTGTTCAGGCATAGATTGTTTTTTGAGACGAGTCATCATTGGATGTTGATTCATATAATTATTATTATAATTAATATTTTTTTAAATCAAATTTTAATATAATATATTATAAATGATAAAGAATTTTATAATATATCGTAATACTAAAAAATTTACAAATAATTCATTAAATATTAATAAAAAAGATATACTTGTTAATTGTAATAATAATAAAAAAGATTATGAATGGTTTTATTTTGGTAGTAGTTTACCTCATGAGAATAATTTTAAATATAATGATAAAAAATTAACTATTAACTTTACATGGACTGGTAGATGGGTAGATGAAATTAATCATAAAAAATCTATATGTAAATGTGAAAGATCTGTCACAAATAAATATAAATTAGTATTTAAAGAAAAAAAAGATTATAATAAAGTTAAGAAATTCTTATTAAAAAAGAAATCAATAAAAAAAACTATAAAAAGAAATAGAAAATAAATTTGATTTAAAAATTAGAATATTATAATATAAATATATATATATGTCATTTGAACCTGAAACTAAATCGGTTAAAAGTGTTCAATTCAGTATTCTTAGTCCTGATGAAATTAGGAAAAGATCTGTTGTAGAAATTACTAAACAAGACACATATGATAAAGATGTCCCAGTTGTTAAAGGATTATTTGATATTCGTATGGGATCAACAGAAATGGGTAGAATCTGTGGCACTTGCAATCAAGATAATATTAATTGTCCGGGTCATTTTGGTCATATCGAATTAGCAAGACCTGTATATCATTATCATTTAATTGATTATATTCCTAAGATTTTAAAATGTGTATGCTTAAATTGTTCTAAATTATTATTAAATAAAGAAGACGATTTAATTCAGAATATTCTTAAGAAACCACCTAAAGCAAGATTTGAGGCATTATATAGTTTATCACAAAAAATAAAAAGATGTGGTGATGGTGAAATGGGTAATTTAGATGGTTGTGGTTATAAACAACCTGATAAATATAAAACATCAGCAATGGAAGGTATTGAAGCTACATGGACTAAATTAGAAAGTAGTGAAGCAAACAATATTAAAACTCAATTATTAGAAATAGAACAAGTTAAAATGATATTAGAAAAGATTACAGATGAAGATTGTAAATATATGGGTTTATCAGACTTATGGTGTCGTCCTGAATGGATGATATGTTCTTGTCTACCAGTCCCACCACCATCTGTCCGCCCATCTGTAAAACAAGACAATTCACAACGAATGGATGATGACTTAACTCATAAATTACAAGATATTGTAAAAACTAATAATCTATTAGCAACAAAGATTAAAAATAATAAAATAGATGAAATTAATAATTGGACACAAGTATTACAATATCATATTGCTACATTAGTAGATAATGAATTATCAAGTGGTGTTAAACCTAGTACACATAGATCAGGACGTCCTTTAAAATCTATTAGACAAAGATTAAAAGGCAAAGAAGGACGTATTCGAAATAATCTTATGGGAAAACGTGTTGATTTCTCAGCACGTAGTGTTATTACACCTGATCCTAATATTGAGTTAGACGAATTAGGTGTTCCGAAAAAAATAGCATTTAATTTAACATATCCTGAAATTGTGAATAATATTAATAAAGTATCATTAAATAAACTATTAGATAGAGATATTGATAATTGGCCATGTATTAAAAGTATTATTAAAAAAGATGGTATTAAAATAACTATTAATAAGAATAATAATAGAGATATCATACTTGAAAATGGAGATACAGTAAATAGAACAATAATGGATGGAGATTATGTATTATTTAATAGACAACCATCACTTCATAAAATGAGTATGATGGCTCACCGTGTTAAAGTTATGAAAGGAAATACATTTAGATTAAATGTCAGTGTAACACCACCATATAATGCTGATTTTGATGGTGATGAAATGAACATGCATGTTCCTCAATCAATTTCATCTGTGTGTGAATTAAGAAATCTTGTATCAGTAAATTATCAAATTATCTCTCCCAGAGAAAATAAACCACTTATCACAGTAGTTCAGGATACATTATTAGGTATTAATAAATTTACAAAATCTGAAAAAATATCACCCATTGAGCATAATGGATATCATTATTCAGAAAATACTAATATTTATCCTATTAATAAATCAGTTGATTCATCTGATTTTGTAGATAGTACATCATATTTAACTAAATCACAATTAATGAATATTATTTGTAATCTATCTACATTTAATGGTATTCTTCCAGAACCAACAAGAAAAATTGATCCTAATGGTGAAAATATAGAATTATGGTCCGGACAAGATATTTTATCATATATTTTACCAAAGAATCTAAATGTATCATTTAATAATAATAGTTATGATAATAATATTGATGATCCATTTAATGATACATTAAATAAAATTGTTATCGAGAATGGACAGATTAAATCTGGAGCATTTGATAAAGCAACATTTACAAAAACATCAAAGGGATTAATTCATACTATATATAATGATTGTGGTCCTCATATAGCAGCAGAATTTATTAATGATTTACAAAAAATTGTATCATACTTTCTATTAATTGAGGGATTCTCTATGGGTATTGGTGATATTATTGCTGATAAATCTGTAAATGAAGAAATTCGTAAAGTAATTGATGAAAAACAACAAATTGATGAAATTATGCAAGAAATTCATCTTAATATCTTTGAGAACTATTCAGGACAAAGTAATAATATGTATTTTGAAGCAAAAGTTAATGGTATCCTTAATGGTATTCTTAAGAAAACCGGTAATAAAGGATTAGAAACTCTAGATCAAAAGAATCGTGCTATTAATATGGTCAATTCAGGATCTAAGGGTAAAGAACTTAATATTGGACAGATGGTTTCATGTCTTGGTCAACAGAATATTGACGGACAAAGAATCCAAGACGGATTTAATGATAGAACTCTACCACATTATTATAAATATGATGATTCAGCAGAAGCACGTGGTTTTGTAGAAAATTCATTTATCAGTGGACAAACACCACAAGAATTCTTCTTTCATGCTATGTCAGGTAGAGAAGGTCTTATTGATACCGCATGTAAAACTGCATCCACTGGATATATTCAGAGAAAACTAGTTAAATCTATGGAAGATTTATATGTAGCAAATGATATGTCTGTAAGAAGTAGTGGAGGAAATATTTATCAATTCATATATGGAGAAGATGGTATGGATTCTATTTATATTGAATCACAATCATTATTAATAACTAAATTAGATACTGATAAATTATGTAAAGAATTCTTATTTGGTGATGATACTAATTGGGATGATATTTTAGAAAAAGATATATATGATCATTCTAATAGTTCGAATAAAAAGATTCTTAAAGAAAATTTTGATATGATTTTAAATCATAAAAAATATCTTCATTCATTAACAGATAATAATAATATTAATTATCCATTAGATATTAATCGTATATGTAAAAATCATTGTTTACAAAAAGATATGAAAATAAAATCAAATATTTCTCCAGTTGATATCATTAAAAAGAATAATGAATTAAAAGATAAATTATTTATTACTGAAATATTTAAAAATAATAAAATCATTCATATTTTAATTGATATTCATCTTAATCCTAAAATACTTATTACTAAATTTAAAATACAAGAATCTGAATATGAATTAATATATAATAATATCTATACATTGTTTCAAAAAGCAAAAATTGCTCCGGGTGAAATGGTGGGAATAGTTGCTGCACAAAGTATTGGTGAACCTGCCACACAAATGACACTAAACACTTTCCATTTTGCCGGTGTATCTGCTAAATCTAATGTTACTCGTGGTATTCCTCGTTTAACTGAATTACTTCATCTAAGTAAAAATATTAAATCACCATCAACTAAAATATTCTTAAAAGATGAATTTAATACTGATCGTAATAGATCAACATATGTTAAAAATAAATTAGAATATATAATTCTTAAAGATATAGTCAAAAATAATCAAATATATTTTGATCCTACTAATACTGTATTTGATACTGTAATAGAAGAAGATAAAGAAATGTTAAGAATTTATCAAGAATTTTCTAATATACAAAATGCTGATTATGAAAAACAATGTCCATGGATTATTCGTTTTGTATTTGACAAACATATCATGTTAGAGAATAATATTGTAATGGATGATATTTATTTAGCATTTATGAAATATGAAAATAACTCTAATATTGATTATTATTTATCAGATGACAATTCACAAGAATTAATTGCAAGAATTCTAATAAGCGGTATTAGTGATGGAACTGAAAAAGAAAATGGATTATATGATCAAACTAATATTATATCTACATTTAAAAATATTATGGATGATCTATTAAATAAAGTAATTATTAAAGGTATCAAAGGTATCAATAATCTTATTGTAACCGAGAGTTCTAAAACAATTAATAATAGTGGTAAATATGAAATACAAAAAGAATTTATTATTGAAACTGATGGGATTAATCTTTATAAAATATTTAATTCTAAATATGTAAATTATATTAATACTGTTTCGAATGACATTATAGAAATATACGAATATTTAGGGATCGAAGCAGTAAGAAATATTCTTATAGAAGAAATCAGTTCAGTCTGTGATGATGCTGGTGAATATATTAACAGTAGACATATTGAATTATTAGTTGATGTTATGACAAATAAAGGATACTTAACACCTATTAATTCACAAGGTGTAAGTAAAAATAATATAGGACCACTTGCTAAATCTACATTTGAGAATACTACATCACAATTTATTAAAGCAGGTATATTCGGTGAAAAAGATAATCTTAAAGGTGTATCAAGTAATATTATGATGGGACAAACTATTAAATCTGGTACAGGTTTTACAGAATTATTATTTGATGAAGACAAATTAATAGAATCTTTAACCGAATTAGATTATGAACAAAATGATTATATTGAAACTATTGATGATAATATTGATACTTTATTAAATGAATCTGATCCACTAATGGATGATTATTGTAATGATGATAATTTTAAATTCTCATTTGAATAATTAAAAAAATTTATGTCCACCTCCAGCAGCAGCAGCAGCTGCAACAGCAGAAGCTCTATGATTTAATCCACTCTTAACATCTATATCATTACACTGACTTAACATATCCATCATATCAGGTTCAACATCTAAATATTCAGCATTTTTGTTTATTAAATTATTTTTTAATTGTCCACATTTATCACTCATAACTATTTTACGAGTTTCGCTTATTTGAGGATCTTGACCAATTTTATCTTTAATAACCTTATATTCTTCTTTAAACATATTTCTTATTTCACCTTTTTTCATTATTTTTCTAAACGCATTAGTTAATCTTTCTTCTAATGATAATTTTTCCTCTGATTTATGACCATCCATATGTTCCATTATATTAGGTTGTATTTCAGTTGGCTCATCAGGTGGTTGATCTTTAGGATCCTGTATTTCATCCGGTTGTAAATCAGGATCTTCTATGTTTTTATCATTTATATTAGGATTTTCATCAATATCAGACATATTTGGTGTAGAAGTATTATCAAGAATTTCAGGAACTGAAGCATCTGCTGGTTCTTCCACGGGTTCAGGTAATGGTTCTGCTGGTGCTCCTGGTTCTTCAGATGGTGCTACTGGTTCTTCAGACGGTGCTGCTGCTGGTGCTTCTATCTCAGGTGATGGCATTGGTTCTGCTGGTGCTGGTTCTGCTGCTGGTGCTTCTATCTCAGGTGATGGCGTTGGTTCTGCTGATGGTGCTGGTTCTGCTGGTGCTGGTTCTGTTGCTGGTTCTCCTATCTCAGGTGATGGTGTTCCTAGTGTATCTGCTACAGGTTCTGCTGCTGGTCCAGGTGCTGGTTCTGCTGCTGGTGCTCCTGGTCCAGGTGCTGGTTCTGCTGCTGGTGCTCCTGGTTCAGGTGTTGATCCTTCCGGTAGTTTATCTAATCCTGAAAGATCCCCCCCTACTAATTCTCCATCCATTCTATTGTCTTGTTGTAATTCATTTTTTCTTTCTAATTTATCTTTATCTAAATCATTTTCTTCTGTAGGTTGTCCTTCTAATTTATCTTTATCTAAATCATTTTCTTCTGTAGGTTGTCCTTCTAATTTATCTTTATCTAAAATTTGTGAATCATCTGATTCTTTTACTTCTTCAGATTGTGATATTGGTACTGATGGTTCTGATGGTTCAGATAATGATGAAGATGTTATTGATTCACCTGAATCTGACATATCTAATGGTTCTTGAAGTGATGTTTCTTGATTAGATTCACTTAAATCAGAATCTTCTGTTAGTTCTTTATTTAAATCGCTATCAATTATATCATTATTTTTGTCAATTACTCTTTTAGTTAATGTTCTGCTATTTCCAGCAATATCTAATTGTAATATTTTATTTAATAGTTTCTTAACATTAGATTTTTTTGCATTCTTTCTTCTCAATACTTCAAGTGAAAAATATTTTGATAATAAAGATAATCTATGTTCAAATAGTATTAACAATTTCATTTTATCACCATATGATAAATTATTTACATTGTCTGATAAGAATATTAAATTTTCACCATTTAATCTTAATAATTTATTATTAGGTAATTCACATTTCTTATTACTATCAAATGATATTTCCCCTGTAAATAAATCCATTAAACTGTAAGGTTTTTCTGAACATTTTCTCATTTTAGATTCGACTAATTCTCTAAATAATTTTTCATTCATTATATCGTCTTTTGTGTTTTCTAATATACCATCAATATCCCTGATATCAAACATTTTATTTAATAATGTCATACTGATTTCAGTTTCATATGCTTCATCATAATCTTCATTACATGTTATTATAGAGAATATATCAGTATCTTTACGAACATATCTATTTACATTATATTCCATTATAAATTGAAATAATAACTTAACATTTTCTTCAAGAGAATCATTTAACATTGTTAACTCAATATTATTATATATTTCATTTAATGATATCACATGTTTATTCCTGTAAATATTCATTATAATATTTGACTGTTTTAAATGACTATTATTATCTATAATTTTTCGTAATTCTAATAAATTTACCATATGTACATATTTATGTGATATATTATTAATAAATATACTTGATAATGGTAAATATTCTATTTTATCTTTAGAAAATAAGTTATAAACAATATCATTTATTTTCTCACTCCCACCTCCTTTTAATTTTTTAGGCATATATATATATATATACTATATTTTTATAATATGAAATAATCGCTATTTAATTAATTATTTTTTTTTATAGGGAACAAATAATTTTTTCCTTTTACTTCATAAGTAGATATTTCAGTATCTGTTTCTTGTTTTTTATCCTCTATTAATTTTATATCAGATTTGGATTTAGATTTTAATAATTTGTTTTCAGAAACAATTTCTTTTATAATATCTTCTTCTACTATATCATGTATTGTTTCTTTTATTAATAATCTTAATATTTTTTCTAATAATTCATCATCAATATCATCTAGATCGATCTTTTCTAATAATTCAGTATCTAAAGATAACCTTACTCTTTTTTTTAATTCACTATCTTTTAATTCGGTATCTTTTAATTTACTATCTTTTAAATCAATTTTTTTTGATGTTTCATCATCTTTAAATCTAGTTATATTATCTGATTGTAACATATTTAATTGTTGTGATTGTTGTGATTGTTGTGATTGTTGTAATTGTTGTGATTGTTGTAATTGTTGTGATTGTTGTGATTGTTGATCCTGCGACTGGAATGGTTTATCAGGTGATACAATATTTCCTGTTAATGATTTATCATTGGGTTCTTCATAAAATGTAAGTTTGGGTGAATCACTGTTAAATGTAAATTTAGGCAAATTACTATCACCTGTTCCATCACCTTTTCCATCACCTTTTCCATCACCTTTTCCATCACCTTTTCCATCACCTTTTCCATCACCTTTTCCA